AACTGAATCACCACAGGAGCCTCAACCAATTGGACAAAACACTTCGATAACCTTAAAAACATTTTACGAAGGTAGAGTTAATTCACCTAATTCACAAATAGTGACTGAGGGTAATATAAGATATAGAAATTATAGTGGTTTTGTAAGTTCAGAACAAACAACATCAATGTTGAATACTCCGTATTTTGTAAATGCAATACAAGATGGTATAAAAAAATTCAGAGAATACGATAAACATCCTTTTGTTGTTGCATCATATTTGTTTTTAAATAGTTTACCATTATCCACACTAAGAGAAAAATATAAGTCATATACAAATAATCAACCAGAGGATTTGAACTACATTTTTGCTTCACTTAAAAAGTTTGGAGCAGTACATAAAATGCCATATGCTTGGATATTAAAAATGGGTTCAATTTGGTATCGATATAAAAAATTTGTTGAAACTGGTGAAGATATTTTAGATAACACATGGAAAAATTTTGATAGTTTAACTAACTTCGATCCAGGAACTTCAGCGTTGACAAAAACTTATTTTTTAACTTATAAAGGAGCTAACATTGATATCATTTTAGAAGATATTAATGTATTAGGAAGTGAAACCTCGGTTATAATTAATACTGGTTTCTACCCAAAATTAATAAATGATTTTAATTTATTTTTACAAGGATTTGAAATTATAAAGACAAACACACAAGTTAATGGTGCTTGTAGTATAAATGGAACAACATTAACTGTTAGTCAAATTAATGGAGGATTGTTACAAGTTGGAAATACTCTTGCAGGATTAAATATCCAACCAAACACAACCATAATAAGTTTTTTAAATGGAGCAACCGGTGGTACTGGCGATTATCAAATTAGTATTCCTCAAACAGCGACAACCGCTCTATTTAGTGTAACCAATGTTCCTTTTGGTGGTTTTACAAGTGCGAGTATCAATGATGCGTTTAATTCTGGTTTAACGTTAAATTATGTTGCGGATTCAATAATTAGTTGGTCAAACCCAACTCAGACAAAAAACATCAGAGTAATACCATGGTCGATGACAATCAACACATCTGATAATAAATTTGCTTATCTTTTACCATCAAACGGTTCACTATTGAATCAAGCTAAATTTGAATGTTTCAATAATAACGATTTAAAAATTGAATTAACAGGTAATACTTCATTACATAATGGTTCGGTAAGAACATTTTGGACATCTCCGAACTATGGATATTTTGATAATACGAGAATCGAAAAACCATCACCAACGGAGTATATTAAAAAAATACTATCAGATAGAGTTGGGCAAGAAAACTTTTCATTAAATGGTATATCAGGATATAGTCAAATGAATGAAATGTTGTCAGTATTTGAAAAATCAGTACTGGACGGTTTTGAAAAAGAATTTTTAAGATTTTCAAAATCTGCTTATGATATTGATACTGAAATAGGTTCATCTGTCGACCCACTTCAAATTGAAGGGTTGATACAAAATAATCCAACTTCAGGTTTAGCAAATCAAATAAATCAAAGTAGTGGAACGGTCAGTGAAAAAAATATAAGGAATTTCCAATCATTTATGAGGGAAATGATGAAATTACCAATCATTACAGGTGACACTGGTACTGTTGTAGTTTCCAAATATCAATCAAAACAATTTGAAATATTTAACAGTTATATTAAACAATTTTTAGATTTCGATGTTTATTTTAAATTTGGTAATCCAGCCAATTTTGATAGAAAATTATTTTATTCTTTTTCTAATAAAACTTTAGTTGATCCGTATGATTGGACTAAATACACTATAGAAACACCAAACGCATTACCAACAAATGGAGGTGGGGTTACGTTGTCAACATCTAAAATTAATTTTCCTGATGCTTGGATAGCGTTGGAAACATACGTTGGATTTTCAGATATTCCTGAATTAGTTTATACTAACAATGGATCATATATTACCGATTTCTTTATTGATTTAAATGTTGCATTTAATGAAACTAATATCAAAAGGTTTGCTCCTATGATAAAAATTTATGCAACACAAAAATTAAATAAATTTCAAGCAAATCCAATAAGTCCACCGACACCTATCCCAAGTACACCATCAACTACAGTCGCAATTGCATTATTAAAAAATTTATATACAATTTCTGTAGAGAAAAAAGGACCTAAATACAGAACATTATATAAAAGTCCTGAAGGTGTTTTATTATTCGAAAGTGCTTTTACCTTTACCGGTGTTAATGAACCAAATGGGATACAAAAATTAATTGACGAGGTAATAATTGGAGCATACGGGTCAACTACAACAAATCCAAATGATCCTCAGTATATTGTAAGATTAGAAGAGATTACTCCACCTACTTATAATCCTATACCAAACCCACAGAACAAGAATGGTATTAACGCATTCTTTGATGCAATGACAACATATTTAAATGGGGTTGAGGATTTCCAAGGAAAAATATTAAACATTTTAATACCAAAATTACAGAAGAGTTTACCTGATGTTAATAATACTGTAGTTGCTGTGAAATCAAATGAACTAAATGGAGAACCACAACCTAAAGTTGAACTTTGGGAATCATTTAAAGCATTCAATGATAAATGGATTGCGGGTAATGATTTCAAAAACAAAACTCTGTTTGAGGACGTGTTACTTCTTGATAGAGCAAGTAGAAATATTGGAGATAAAGTTCTCATAGATATCTTCAAATTAAGAGATACCTTAAATACTATTTCAGCCAAAGTAAGTATGTTATCATTTGTTCAAACAATAATTATTGAAAATAATTTTGTTGTTATGAACATACCATCTTATATAAACTTTTACAATGTTCAGGAAGCGTCAAAGGATCCAAAACCAAGAGTTGAAGGAAGTGCAGATTTTGCTAATACATTATTTGGAACATTTATGAATGTTGATTATAGAGAATCAACTGCTAAAATGGTTTGTTTCTATGGTGGGAAACCAAGTGAACAGTTAGATATTAAAAGTGTTGATTATAGATTTAGAAATGATGCTTTTGATTTAAGAAGAGCTAGTGATAATCCATTAATAGAAGATTTAACAGGAAAAAAAGATTGGGACAAATCGAATAAAGTTGTCGGATTCAATGTTGATATTGGACCTCAAAATCAAGGTGTGTTTAAATCATTTAATGTTGGACAAAATTCAGGATTAGCGACTGCCGAATCGTTGGAAATATTAAACCAAATGGCAAACCAAGGAGGAAATCGAGGAGGATCTACTCAAAATGTATCTTTATATAATTTGTATAAAAATAGGAGTTATAGTTGTCAGGTTAGTATGTTAGGTAACGCTTTGATACAACCAACAATGTATTTTAACCTGAGAAATGTTCCAATGTTTAATGGTCCTTACATGATATTGGAGGTAAATCATAGTATCTCACCAGGCGAATTTTCAACCGATTTCAAAGGAATTAGACAACCAACAGCTTCTTTACCAAAAATTGATAATTACTTACAAGCTCTTAAAACAAACTTAGTTAGTAAAATAAATGAAGTTATTACACAGGAAAAAGATGTTAAAACAGCTCAGAATCCTACAAACATCCAAGGACTGTCAAGTCAAGCTCAAACACTTTTGGCAACTAATTCCAATACAATTAATAGTAACCAAACTTGTACACCTACAATAACTAGATATGAAAGATTTATCAATGAATCACCAACTAGAAATGAAATAAATGCACTTGACGCTAGAAATATTATTTCTGAAATTGTTCTGGTGAATATAACAGAACAAAATAAAGAGAAAAAATTATTATTAGCGATTAGTATTTTTGCTAAACTATACATTGGAAGTAGAAGTTCACAACCTTCAAAATTCCAAGCGTATGGTTATAATTTTAGTGGACTTGATTTGAAATCCGATTGGGGTGATTTAACACCATATACCGATAATAAATTCTTCTGTTCTAATAATAACACACCTTATCTTATTTTTGGAAGTCTTAACAAAAATGTCGAATTTTTAAAAGCAAGATGGGAACCTAGAATGTTAAATAACACTCAAGTTCCGACAGGACAAGGGGCTGAACTTGGTATAGGATTTATTACTAAATTTGTTGTTGAAAATGGATTCAATAATATTAGTGAAGGTACTGCATTTTATAATAAGATAAAACAAGATGGGACATTATCGGATTATAATAAAGTTGTAACTGAAGCTTTTAACTTGTGGGATTCATTGAGAAATAGATAATTTTTTTCAATAAACCAATATATTTATAATAAAATTATAACTATGAGCGTAAAATTAATATTAGACAGTTATTTGGGTAAAAATACTCGTCATTCTGAGAAAGATTTAGGTGACGGTACCAAACAAGTTTGTGACTTAGACACTGGTGAATGTTATACTATCAGAATGAAAGATGGTTTAATAGAAAGAGTGGATAATACCATGAAAACTAATAAGAAAATTCAAGTCGAAACCACAACAGGTATAAAACAATTATTAAACGGTTAACCCAAAAATGAAAATTGATTTAAAAATTATTGAAGAGATTACAAGATATAATCAGATTAATAGATATGTTAATGAACAGGAGTTACCTCCACCGCCGCCTCCAGTACCAGGTGGTGATTTACCTCCACCTCCGCCAGCACCTGGAGGACAGTTACCTCCACCGCCACCACCACCAGTGGCACCTGGAGCTCCTCCTACGGGAGCAGCCGAACCTCAACCTGTTAACGTGGAAACGGATCCTGATGTTGAAAAATTAGATGACAAGGGAAATAAAAAGGAAGTTGAGGTAACTGATTTAGTAAAAGGACAAAAATCTGTAGAAAAGAAACAGGAGGAATATTTTGAGAATTTATTCAGTCATCTTAATGATTTGGAAAACAAACTTAGTACAATGGATGAAATTATTTCCAAATTGAATTCACTGGAAAGTAAAATAGAAAAATATAGAGTTAAGAGTCCTGAAGAAAAAATGGAATTAAGAACATTAGATTCAGGTCCTTTTAATCAAAAACTAAGTCAATATTTCGAAGACAAAGAAGAAGATTTTGAAAAATCAGGAAAAGAACAATATATTATTACACCTGAAGATGTTGAAAGTTATTCAGCAAACGAAATCAAACAAAGTTTTAGAAACTTTGGAGACGAAGATGTGACTTACTAAAAAATATATAATTACTTTATTTGACAAACCCACGGCTGACACTTATTATTGTGTATAATATTTCTTAACTTAAATTTTTAACAAACATGGCGACAAATCCATTAGATGCAATTCTTGCTCAATATGAGCAATCACAGAAATCGAGTACAAACTCAAACAAGATGTCTCAGGATGAGAGAATGAAAAAGTATTTTGCTGCTCTCCTAAAAGACAATGAAAAACAAGGACAAAAAAGACTAAGAATTTTACCAACTAACGATGGATCAAGCCCCTTCAAAGAAGTGTGGTTCCATGAAATTCAAGTGGATGGTAAATGGCAAAAGTTTTATGATCCAAGTAAAAACGCTAATGAACGTTCACCTCTCTCTGAGGTATATGAAGAACTTATGGCAACTGGTAGAGAATCAGATAAACAACTCGCCACACAATATAAACCAAGAAAATTTTACATCGTTAAAGTTATTGATCGTGATAATGAACAGGATGGTGTAAAATTTTGGAGGTTCAAACACAACTACAAGAACGAAGGTATCTTGGATAAGATAATTCCTATCTTCCGTGCAAAAGGTGATGTTACTGATTCTGAAAAAGGTAGAGACATCATACTTGAGATGACTAAAGCAAAGACTCCAAAGGGTGGTTATTACACAGTTATCCAAACTATAATGTATGACGATCCAGCTCCACTACATGAAAACAAAGAAACATCCAAATCTTGGATTAATGATGAATTAACTTGGGAGGATGTCTATTCTAAAAAACCAGTGGAATATCTTGAAGCTATTGCTAAAGGTGAAACACCAAAGTGGGATAGTGAAAAAGGTGCTTATACCTATGGAGACTCATCAGTAGGTGAAGTATCAATGGGTGGTAAGTCATCTACTTATAACGATCCACAGGAAGATTTCGATTCTGACTCAGAACTTCCATTCTAAAAAATATTATCTAACCTCGAACCCCATTTAAAAGGTGGGGTTCATTTTTAACTTTTTAATATTAATTACAAAATGTCTTTTAATAAAAAGGTATTGTGTTTTACTACAAGTTATAATAGACCCAAAATGTTGAGGGGTTGTATGTTGGACATAAGTAATCAAAGTTATGAAAAAATTTTTCATGTGATTAATATTACCTATGATAATCAACTAAAATTCAATGAGGGTACTATGTCAAAAATTTTTGATGACATTCTAACTGAAAAAAATTCAGTCAGTTATTCACAAAATCAACATCAACATTACAATCATTTAAATGAGATTCGTTCAGTAAAAAACTACGAAGATTTTGATTTATTTTTAAAAATAGATGATGATGACATTTACAAAAAAAATTATGTTAAAACAATAGTGGATTATTTTAATACTAATGATGTCGATGTTGTCTCTTCAAAATTAAAATATCAACTTAATGGTAGTTCAGTTTATATTGGTGATTATAACAATTTGGGGGGGAATCCTGAAAACTGTGACTTCAAAATGCCATTTACATTTGCCTTTAATTTGAAAGCATTGAAATTAATAGAAAATTTAAGTAACCTTTATGGGTTTGAAGATAATATGTGGAGAGACACATGGTGTAATAAATCTATCATTCATGAAATAGATAACAAAGAAAATGTGATTTGGAATATTCACGGAAAAAATACATCAACAGCAGATTTTTTAAAAAATAATTAATATGGCAATCAAGAAAAAAGAAATTAGTTTGGATTCAATAAAATCCAAATTCTCAACAAAAACAAAATATAAACCTGAGAACTTTTATAATTGTGGAGATGCTTTTATGGAGGCTTGTGGTTTACCAGGTCCTGTAATGGGTGGAATTACTATGTTCTTGGGACACTCAAACACATCAAAAACAACAGCATTAATCAAAGCCGCAGCTGATGCTCAAATGAGAGGGGACTTACCTGTTTTTATTATAACTGAAAAAAAATGGAATTGGCCTCATGCCGTAGAATTGGGTTTACAAGCAGAACAAACAGAAGATGGAACTTGGGATGGTAATTTCCTTTATAATGATAGTTTCGATTATATTGAACAAGCTACCGATTATATTAATGATTTATTAGATGCTCAAGAAAAAGGTGAACTACCATATAACTTGTGTATTTGTTGGGACTCAATTGGTTCAATTCCTTGTAAAATGACATTCGAAGGTAAGGGGGGAAAACAACATAATGCTGCAGCTTTGGCTGATAAAGTTGGTATGGGTATCCATTCAAGGATTGCTAAATCTAAAAAAGAAGATTACCCTCACATTAATACTATGATAGTTGTTAACCAACCTTGGGTTGAGCTTCCAGATAATCCTTTTGGTCAACCAACAATTAAAGCTAAAGGTGGTGAGGCTCTTTGGTTAGCATCTAGTTTAATTTTCTTGTTTGGTAATCAGAAAAACTCAGGAATTAATCATATTACCGCAACTAAAAATGGTAGAACAGTGTCATATGCAATACGTACAAAAGTTTCAGTTCTTAAGAATCACGTTAATGGTATTGCTTATAAAGATGGTAAAATTATCGCAGTACCCCAAGGTTATATCTCTGACACAAAAGAAGCTTTGGAAAAATATAAAAAAGAATTTTCTCAGTATTGGAATGCTATTTTAAGTGGAACAGGGGAGATTTCTTATGAAGAAAATGTTAGTGAAGAAATTTCTTACGAAGATTAAAAAAATAAATAAATGTTAAGTTACATCGGAGGTAAATCCAAAATAGGGAAATGGATAACACCATTCATCCCAAAAGATACTGAAATTTATGTAGAACCCTTCTCAGGAATGTACTGGGTATTCTTCAATATGGATTTGAAAGAATACCCAAACCTGAAGAAGGTTGTTTATAATGATTTTAACCCACTCAACTATAATCTATTTAAATGTATTCAGAATTCAACTAAGTTATTGAAAAGTATTGAGTCAATTGAATGTCAAAAATTTGGAGAGGAAAACACTCCTGAAATTTACAAAAATCAGTTTAACCAATTCCAAAAAGAAATATTTTCGGAGGGATTCAAAGTAAGTTCTCCTGACTATGAAACAGCCGCTAAGTATGTTTATATTTTGACACAAGTATTTAGTGGGTCGAAACCTGAAACTAGTTCCTTCATTGATTTGAAAGGAAAATATAAATCAAAGTATTTGACGTTTAGAGATAAATTATCTAAACCTGAATGGGTGGAACACTTCTTGAAAATAACTGATGTTGAAAACATGGACTTTGATGATGTCATTAAAAAATACGATTCTGAGAAGACTTATTTTTATACCGACCCTCCATATTGGAAAACTGAAAACTATTATTCAAATCACGATTTTGATAGAAACGACCATGAAAGATTGGCTAATTCACTAAAAGGTATTAAAGGTAAATTTAGTCTATCTTATTACGACTTTGAATTATTGAATGAGTGGTTTCCTAAAGATGAATATAAGTGGGAATCTAAAGAGTTTGCTAAAGCCGCTGCGGCGAAGAAAGGAAAAGAGCAGTCAAAAGGTACTGAATTGTTAATTATGAATTATTAATTAAATGTTGAAAACTTTATTAGTTGATGGTAATAATCTTATGAAGATTGGTTTTCATGGGGTTAAAGAATATTACCATAATGGAAACCATATTGGTGGAATATGGCACTTTTTAAATACAGTAAGACGATTTATTGAGGAACAAAACTTTGATAAAGTAATTGTTTTTTGGGATGGTGAGGGTAGTTCATCTTCTAGAAAACTTTTGTATCCACAGTACAAAGAAAATCGAAACAAAGTACCTGATGACCCAAAAGATGAATCATTCAGTTGTCAAAAACAAAGAGTGAAACAATATTTGGAAGAAATGTTTGTAAGACAAGTTGATATTGAAAAGAATGAAGCGGATGATTTAATAGCTTATTATTGTCAAATAGCTAAAGATGAAACCATCGTTATTTTTTCAGGTGATATGGATTTAACACAATTAATATCTGACAATGTATCAGTTTATTCACCAAGAATAAAACAAACCTATAAAAATGGTGATAAGATTAAATTGAAGGAACATTCAATTCCACATAATAATATTTTGACATACAAGGTATTATGTGGTGATAAATCAGATAATATTGATGGAATATATTATTTGGGTGATAAAACTTTATTTAAATTATTTCCCGAACTACTTGAACAAGACGTAACTATTGACGATATTTTAACCAAGGCTGAAAACCTTTTGAAGGGAGATAAAGACAACACTGCAATCAAAAATCTTTTAACAGGAAAAACAAAGACAGGAATTTATGGTGATGAATTCTTTGAAATCAATAAAAAGATTGTAGATTTGTCAGAACCATTAATTGATGATGAAGGTAAAGAAACTGTTGAATTGTATTATAAAGAAACCTTAGACCCTGAAGGTAGGGGTTATAGAAATCTGATTAAAATGATGATGGAAGATGGATTGTTTAAATTTCTACCAAAAGGTGATGATGCTTGGGTAAACTTTGTAAAACCATTTTTAAAACTAACACGAAAAGAGAAAAAAAATTTTAAAACTAAAAATTAAAAAAAAATGAGAGAGCAAAATGATTTAATGAAACTTGAGTTTCTAATGATGGTGAATGATAATATTATCGTTCAGAGATTTTTCAACGTAAGGGATTACAATCCAAAAGCAAAAAATTCAATAGAACTTTTGGAATATATGAATGATATGGTTAGAGATATTCAATATTCATTGAAAATGAAGTCAGTAAGCTACTTATTGGAGAATCAATATGATATAACTAACAATCCTTCTATTCTTAATACATCGTTTACTGATGATCCTGAATACTTTAACATTTTCATAAAACAAAATGACAAGACAATTTGTCATAGACGAGTTGATGCAAAATTATACCCACCTAAAATAAGATACACCGTAGATATTCGCCAGCAAATAAAAAATGTACTTCACGAGTTAACTGACATTTTTTCATCCAAGGATTTAACATTTGATTATCTTGGATATAGTACTTTGGTGTAATATTTATCTAAAACTCATCTAAAATTCATGACTTATAATAAAAATTTTGATTACTTAGGAAGTTCATTTCAGATACAACTACTTAATCAAATTATTGTCGATAGTAATTTCTCTAGGTCAATTGTTGACGTTATAGAACCAAACTATTTCGAAAACAAATACTTTAAACTCATCATTCAGATGATTAAAGAATACAATCAAAAGTGGGACTCAGTTCCCACTTTTGATACCTTAGAACAAATCGCTAAATCCGAATTTCAACAAGAGAATGTAGTTAAGGTTGTTGTTGATACAATCAAAAAAATTAAAGAAGCACCATTGTCGGGAGGTGAGTTTGTTCAAGAAAAAGCTTTGAAGTTCTGTAAACAACAAGAACTACAAAAGGCGATAACCAAGGCTCAGAAAGTAATTGATGGTGGTGAATTTGAAAATTACGACACCCTCGAAGAAATGATTCGAGATGCTCTGCAAGTTGGGGTTAGAGATGATGGAATGTTGAATGTATTTTCAAATCTTGACGATGTACTTAATGAAGATTTCAGACATCCAATCCCGATGGGAATTCCTGGAATAGATAGACTTTTGAAGGGGGGACTTGCTAAGGGTGAGATTGGTGTTGTATTAGCACCAACTGGTGTAGGAAAATCGACATTCTTAACCAAGATGGCAAATCATGCCTTCAACTTGGGATATAATGTTCTCCAAATATTTTTTGAGGATAATCCCAAGGTTATTCAAAGAAAACATTTTACCTTGTGGACTAAAATCCACCCTGATGATATGTCTAATAAAAAAGAAGAAGTATTAACTAAAATTAGACATATTGAAAAAACAATGGAAAACCAACTTATTTTAGAAAAATTACCTTCTGATACAATGACAATGAGTCAAATCAAAAACCTTGTCAGAAAAAAGATAGCAGACGGATGTAAAATTGATATGATATTATTGGACTATATTGATTGTGTTGTGCCTGAGAAGAACTTGGGAGATGAATGGAAATCTGAGGGTTCGGTAATGAGAGCGTTTGAAGCCATGTGTCATGAATTAAGTTTAGTTGGTTGGACAGCAACACAAGGTAATAGAAGTTCAATATCATCTGAGGTAGTAACAACAGATCAAATGGGTGGTTCTATCAAGAAAGCTCAGGTTGGACATGTTATTATATCTGTTGCGAAAACTTTACAACAAAAAGAAATGAAGTTGGCAACAATTGCGATAACAAAATCAAGGATTGGTGATGATGGAATTATCTTTGAAAACTGTAAATTTGATAACGGAATGTTAGACATTGATACCGAATCATCTGTAACATTCTTAGGACATGAAGAACAAAAAGAAGAACAAAATAGACAACGAATAAAGGATTTATTAGAGAAAAGAAAACAAAAACAAGGTATTTAAATTATGACAGAAAAAATATTAACAGAAAACCCCAGTCGTTTCGTTATTTTCCCCATTCAATATAACGACATATGGGAATACTATAAACAACATCAGGCAGCTTTCTGGACAGCTGAAGAGGTTGACTTGACAGGTGACATCAGAGAGTGGCAGAACTTGTCTGAGAACGAACAATATTTCATTAAGAACATATTGTCATTCTTTGCAGCATCTGACGGTATTGTCAATGAGAACTTGGCTGAGAACTTCTACCGTGAAGTACAATACCCTGAAGCAAAATTTTTCTATGGATTTCAATTAATGATGGAAAATATCCATTCTTTAATGTATTCTTTATTAATTGATACGTATATATCCAATCCAAAAGAAAAGGACGAATGTTTCAATGCGATTGATAGATTACCTGCGGTTCAGAAAAAAGCTAAATGGGCTTTAGATTGGATAGAGAAAGCCTCATTCCAAGAACGATTGGTGGCATTTGCCGCAGTAGAAGGTATATTCTTTTCAGGTTCATTCTGTTCAATATTTTGGTTGAAATCAAGGGGGGTTATGCAAGGTCTTTGTAATGCTAATTCATTGATTTTCAAAGATGAAAACCTACATTGTGATTTCGCAATTCACTTGTTAAACAATCACGTTGAGAACAAACCAAGTGAAAAAAGAATAAAGGAAATATTATTGTCAGCTTTGGAAATTGAAAAAGAGTTTATCACAGAATCACTACCAGTATCATTAATCGGAATGAATTCCAATTTAATGAAACAATATTTGGAATTTGTTGTTGATGGTTTGTTGGTTAAATTTGGATGTAGTAAACAATTTAATGTTGAACAACCCTTCAAATTCATGGAACAAATTGCAATTGAAACCAAAGGTAACTTCTTCGAATCCAGAACTATGGAGTATCAAAAGGCAAAACTTAACGAAACTATTTCATTCACAGACGATTTTTAAAAATTAATTATGTCATTAAGAATTCAAAAAAGAGATGGGGAGGTTGTATCCTTTAACCCCACAAAAATACAAACAAGAATTAAACGAGCAAGTAAAAACTTAAATGTTAATTCTGATCAAATATTCATTAAAGTTATCACCTCAGTACCAACTGAGGGGGTAATTTCAACCAAACAGCTTGATAAGTTGATTTATGAAATTGCCGCATCATATACTGGAAGTCATCACGATTATTCGAGATTGGCTTCCTCTGTTGCTATATCATCATATCATAAAGAAACTGACCCAAGTTTCTCAAATACAATGCACACTTTACACGTTGATGGGATTGTTAATGAGACATTAGTGAAAACCATTGAAAGTTATGGTGCTTCTAATATTGATAGTATAATCAATCACGATAATGATTATAACTTTGATTATTTTGCTTGGAGGTCATTATATGAAATGTATCTCCTTAAAACACCAGAAGGTGTGACTATTGAAAGACCCCAACATATGTATATGAGGGTTGCTCTATGGGTTACAAAATCATTTGAAGAAGCTGTTGAATACTACAAGTCATTATCAAACCAACTTATTTCTCCAGCAACACCAATTATGATTAATTCTGGTACAAAGATACCTCAATTGGCATCTTGTGTATTACATTATAATGATGCGGATTCAAGAGAAGGATTATTGAATACAATGACTGATATTTCCACTTATTCGGCTGATGCTGCGGGTATTGGACTTTGTATGTCAAATATTAGAAGTAAAGAAAGTAGATTAAGTACATCAGGTGGTTTCGCTGGCGGATTATTAAAATATCTAAAGATTGTTAACGAGTCATTAAGATTCTTTAATCAACAAGGTAGAAGACCTGGTTCTGCCGCAATTTATCTTGAACCTTGGCATAAAGACATCATTGATTTATTGGAAATCAAAAAGAACACAGGTGCTGAAGAATTAAGAGCAAGAGATTTGTTTACGGCATTGTGGATTCCTGATAACTTTATGAGAGCCGTAAGAGAAAATGGTGATTGGTATTTATTCTGTCCTAATGACATCAAAAAAGCTGGATTACCCGCATTACAAGATGTTTATGGTGATGAATATGAGAATGTTTATAATGAGGCTATACGTATGGGATTGGGTAAAAAGATTAAGGCTCAAGATGTGTGGACAAAAGTTATTGAATCTCAGATTGAGACTGGTGTTCCATACTTATGTTCAAAAGATAGTGCTAATAAAAAGACAAATCATCAAAACATTGGGGTTATTAAACAATCAAATCTTTGTAATGAGATTTATCAATATACTGATGAAAAAACTACAGCAATCTGTACCCTATCTTCAATGGTATTAAAGAACTTCGTACACGATGCACAATTTGATTTTGAGGGACTTTATAACGAAACCAGAAAAGTAGTAAGAGCGTTGAACAAAGTTGTTGATATCAACAATTATTCAACAAGTAAGGGTGAAAAGGGTGGTAGAGAACAAAGAGCAATTGCTATTGGAACTCAAGGTTTAGCTGATGTATTCTATCTAATGGATTATGAGTTTACATCAGATGAGGCTAAAAAGTTAAATAAAGAAATATTTGAAACAATATACTTTGCAGCAATTACTGAGAGCAATAAATTGGCTCACGATGAAGAATACCAAAGGTATGAATATTTCAAAGGTTCACCAATGTCGCAAGGTGTTTTCCAATATGATATGTGGGGATTAACTGAATCTGATTTATCAGGAAGATGGGATTGGAAAGGTTTGAAAGAAAATGTTATGAAGTATGGTATATGTAATTCATTATTTACAGCACAGATGCCAGTTGCAAGTTCTGCTAAGATAACAGGTTCTTATGAAATGACTGAACCAGCACATTCAGCAATCTTTAATAGAAGAGTAGTGGGTGGTGAGATTATGATTGTAAACAAATATCTAATTGCTGACTTTGAGAAACTTGGAATTTGGGGTGAAGATTTGAAAAATGAAATCATTTTAAATGAGGGTTCAATTCAAAATATAAACTTCAACAATTATTTAGACCCAGAAGATAAAAAATACAACTTCAAAGTTAAAAGGATTGAACATTTGATGAAGAAGTATAAAACAATATGGGAAATATCTCAGAAAGAATTGATTGACATGGCAGCTGATAGAGGTCCTTTTATTGATCAATCACAATCAATGAATATCTATATGGGTAACCCAACTCTATCAAAGATTACTTCATCACATTTCCACGCTTGGCAGAAAGGATTGAAAACATTGTGTTACTATGTGAGAACTAAGGCAATATCAACAGGGGCGAAACATTTGGCAATGGATATATCAAAAATGGATAAACCTAGAACAACACCAACCT